GCCTTCTGAGTTTGCTATTGTGGGCTTAATCGTATCTTATGAAGCTGAAAACGGTATTATAGATTATGGTGAAATAGTTTCAGTTCAAGCCGCCGAAATTCAAGTTTCATTTGAAAACTTATCTGGCTTTATGGATGGCGATGAGGAAACTGGACCTATCACAATGAGGATTCACTCAACTAGGGTTAAATTGTGGACTACTTTCGCCGGTGGAATGACTGACTACAACCGATCCTCTGAGATGTGGAACGCTTGCCACCAAGCTTATTTAAAGACTTTGGTTGTTAATCCGTTACCTAAAAGATTAGGCGATTGCAGATGGTTTGTGGATGAATCAAACTTCAAAGCCGACCCTGGAATGTATTCTAGTCCGGTAATGCTGCTTGAACACATAGTCGAATGGTCTACAAGACAAAAGGAAATAGCCAATTTTCACATTCCAATAACACCAGAACACGCAGAATTAGAGTTATTGGATTTTACGACCTTCAGAGATAAAAAACACACGGCAGGCGAACAGAAAGAGGGGTATATAAGCAAAATTAAGATCAACCCCCCCACTGATACTATTATTTTAGAATTGACCCTTATACCGTCTGATATTGAAGATATTAGGGGCTGCTTAATAATTGAAACAGGAACGAGCCCAGACACGATAACAGAACTTGGAACCAATCCCGATACGATTACAGAGCCATCGGATTGTTAAAAATTTATATTGAGGTACTATTATGGCAAACGATTTTGAAGATATAATCAGGTATTTCGATACTCCGGCGGCTTTGGCGGCCAATCTCAAAGAGAAGCAAAAAGGCGTTGAAAACGTAGACAATAGACAAGTCGCTAAATTGCCAGGTGGCGCTCTTAAATATTGGTCTGATGATACCAAACAGGTTTTAATCGAAGGGGCCCAGACAATAAACGGTTCAAAAACCTTTCTTTTGAATATCCTAATGAGTTCTGGAAAACTTCTTTCACTTGATAGCGTCGGCGGTATTCGTTTAGTAGATGGTGAGAAAATAACAATTTCACCAGATGACACAGCTTTCGGCGGTTACACTTCAGAGGAATTGCTATCAATATTTAGTGGTAATTTCCACGTTCAAGACCGCTCAAGCCCTGTAGGCGGTAATTTTATCAATGACGGTGGTTTTGACTCTAGTTCTCTTTGGGTTCTTGTTGGCGGTTTTACCATTGGGTCTGGCTCACAGTTGGGTTATAATTTTTTTGCCGGATCCTCTGAGGCTTCGCAGATTTCAGAAAATAATAAACCTGAAAGAATGTACCCGAATACATGGTATAAATTCACTTATGATGTAGTTTTTTCTTCTTTTGTCGGTGTACTATCCCTTTCTTCGGAAACCTCTACCGAGGTGATTGTTTTGGATACTTCTGTCGGCAACGGTAAAGAGGTTTATTTTAAATCTACTAATGAAAGTGAAGCTCCTTTCAAAATTGAAGTAACGAGCGCGGTTTCTGGAAACTTCGCTTTAGATAACTTTGTTACAGAGAGGTTTGGCGGTACTGTTGAGGGTGAGGCTTTTGGTCCAGGTGGCGCTCTTAGGGTTACGGGTCGGGGTGATATGAAATCAATACCCCCAGGCGTAACAACAGATAGATCAGGTTATTTTAGTGGACCAGACCCGCTTTTTCTTCGAGGGCTTCAATTTAACGATTTATCAGACGCTAGGATCACAGAAAGGCTTGATATTGGAGGAGGCCAGGGAGTTTCTCCTAATCCTTTTACAGAAGGCACTCAGGAACGATGGACTGATTCAAATAGAATATCCATTGATACAACTAGGACCGCGACAACGCTAGGGACTAATACTTCAGGCACGGTTGATTTTGATATCGGCGGTAGTGTTGACGATGGTGTTTCAACTTATTTGGTTTTTGTTAACGGACTAAAAACCGATTTAAGCGCTTCTTTTTCTGCAATTTATCATGTGGCGGTGCGATCGGACGGGGGTACTAGAACAATTTTAGGTCAATCCCAATTATCATTTTTCAATGATATTGACGGGGCTAGTGGTAGTATTAATTTTTCTATTGGATCAGGCAATTTAACAGCATATTTACCCGGTTTAATCGGTCACGATGTAAACTGGACTCTTCAATATATGGGCCACGGAAATCAATTCGGGGATCGCAAAGTATGATCGTAGTTAAAATATGCGTACTTAATAAAAATGATATGGTCCAAGAGACTATTCAAGCAATATCTAATTTCCCAAAAGAATGGAACGGTATCAAGTTCATTGGTCAATCTATCGAAAGCGCTGACGTATTAAGGGCTAGAAACGATCTTCTTTGGGGTAGTGCTGAAAACGTGCCTTTTGATAGTTCAATCGATTATTGTCTGTTTTGGGATTCTGACGTAGTAGGCACGTTTGACGATTTTATTAAAATGTATGAATTGCAAAAACCTGTTGTATTTGGGCTTTATCCATACAAGCCAGGTAACAAGATGAGCGGTAAAATGGTCGGCGGTAAGTATTTAGAAGGGTTTCCCGGCTGTTCAAATTATGATAACCACATAGACCCAGGCACAAACAGGATTTACGAAGGAACCGAATATTTCGGCGGCTTTGGCTTTTGTTTAATTAGTAGGGATCTGTTAAAAAAAATTGAGTATCCTTGGATTGAATCTCGCACTATTAAAGTACCTGAGGATCGGGGCCGCTATATGGATACTGTATTTGATGATATCGGTTTTTGCTTAAAGCTCCGCGATTATGGAATACCTGTTGTTTTAGATGGTAGATTAAGCTTGGAGCATATCCCTAGATAGGTTATTATTATTAATAGCTCGAAACGGTATTAGCGATACACAGATAGCCCTCAGAAATGAGGGTTTTTCTTTGCCCAAAATTTATTTCAAAGTATTTTCATTTTCCACTTGATTAAGCGCTTAATAAGTGTTAGTATATATTTATAACTGCTAAAGGAAATCAAAATATGAGTAATTCATTAGACACAGAAATTGAAGTGGAAATCCCAGTCGGCGAAGAAGACGTAAAACTTGTGACAGTTACAGCGTTATTTGATGAAGATGAGCCCTGGTTCTGGGGTGTTGAAATAAACGGGCGAAAATATAATAAACTGGATTTGGCCGTGTGGTTTAGAGAAGAAATATTATCAGAATTAGTTTATGAAATGACAAAAGACGATATAATTACAGATGAATGTTTAAAGTATTTGAGGGGTGAATAATGATAAAATTAATAAACAAAACATTCTGTTTTTTCGGCATACATGAGGTAACTGGCGATGTATTCGATTTGAAAAAGACGTACCCAGTTTATTGCAAACACTGTTTTAGTAAAGTTAAAAACGAGGGGGTCTCGTAATGAACTATGATCATATTTTAGAGGAATTAGACCAGATGCAAAAAGGATACGAGAAAGAATTTTCCGTGGCTAAAAAGAATTTTGACGAGACTTTCGCCCAGGGAAAAGTTACGGCTGCACTTGAAATACAAGTCGCAATATTAAAAATTCAAAATAAGGAGATCGAAATTGACCAAAAGACTAACAACAAAACTAACCGAAGCTGAAAACATAGCCGGTTCACACAAAGAGGCGGCTATGGGCATGAAAATATCACAAGACGCACTCAGGCGTTATAAGCTAGGCGAGAGCCCAAAGCAAAAGCGGGTGATAGATTCTATCAATGATTACCTTATTGAAATAGGTGTCGAATGAGTGTCGTTACATGGATGACTATTTCATTTTTAAGTAACCTTTTTTTGATATATATGTATATTAGAGAGAGGCGGAAATTAAGGGAAGTTTCCGAATCTCACCAACTCATGTTTGAGCGCGTGAAACTGCTATTGAATCAACAAAGAAATATAAACGAAATTGACAACATATTAGAGGATATAGAAAACAATTTATAACCAAAAACTAAGGAGTGAAAACCAAAATGGATAACCATCAACAAATGGAACTGATTTTGAGTACCCTATTGTCCTGTGATAGAATTAAAGGGAACGGAGCAACAGAGCAAATCAAACGAGTACTAAAAGAATATCATGAAGGGACCGGTAAAACAACAACAGTTAATTTTAAGGGAGAACTAACATGAGCAATCCAACACTAATAATAGGTGAGTCGGGAACAGGTAAAAGTTGTAGTCTTAGAAATATGCTTTCTGAATCTACATTTTTAATACAAATAATATCAAAGCCTTTGCCTTTTCCAAAATGGAGAAGCAAGTTTCATCCAGAGAATGAGACGGGTCCGGCAAATATTTTTGTTACTGATAACGCTATACAAATAATTCAATCGTTAAATAAGATTTCAAAAGACCGTCCAGAAATAAAGACTATAATAATAGATGATTACCAATATTTAATGGCTAATGAATACATGAAAAGAGCTTCTGAAACGGGGTTTACCAAGTTTACACAAATAGCTTCAAACGCTTGGAGTGTGATAAATGCTTGTAATAGCTTAAGACCTGATTTGAATGTAGTGTTTTTCAGTCATTCAGAAGAGGGTGAGAACGGTAAAATAAAATGTAAGACTATCGGTAAAATGTTAGACCAGACTATCACCTTAGAGGGTTTGTTTACTATGGTTTTACAGACGGTTGTTAAAGATGGTCAATACTACTTTCTAACCAAGAATAACGGTAATAACACTGTTAAAAGCCCAATGGGACTATTTCAAGACGTTTTGATTGAGAATGATCTTAACATGGTTTTATCAGAGCTTAACGAATATGAACAAGGTGAATCTCCTATTGAAGATGAAAAAGAGAAGCCTAAAAGATCAGAGTGGAACAAGCACTTAACAGCCTGTAAAACAAAAGAAGAATATGAGGGTGTTAAAGTAGCCAAATTTGTAAATGAATTTGGTGATTATTTATGGGATACTCTAACTGGAAACCCATCTAACAAAACTGAAACCTGGAAACAACTTTTCAGTACTCACATGAAACGGGTAAGTAAAAGTACCAAGCCACAAGATCGATGGGATGAGAGAATATTAAAATGTGATACAATTGAGGGATGGCATAAACTTAATGAAGAATATTTAAACTCAGTGAACCTTCAGTCACCAGAGAACGAACAGCTACTTAATGACAGTAAATCATTGATAGGTATAACGGAGGACGATAATGTTTGATTTTCCAGAAATAGATTGTAAGGTAGAATATGAAGAGAACATAGGTGAGTGCCATACTGGCGCTAGGGGCCGATTTGGTGTCCCAGAGGAACCAGATTCACAGGAGGTTCATTATACTATTCAGAAAGTAGTTTTTTTAGATATTGATATTACATCCGAATTTGATCTTAATAAAGAGTCAGAAGATCCTTCTATAGATGTTGTTGAGTTTCTCAAAGAATTAGTGTTGGAACACCTTAAACGAAAGGAACAAAAATGCAATTAATTATAATTTTAGATCTCTTAATTCTGTCTCTAGTGGTTATTTGTCTATTAAACCAATATTATGAGCTAACAGACCAACGAAAAGAGATTAAACTTTTAAATGATAATATTGATAGGATAGATAATATTATGCTTCATCTTTTAAACGAAAAGATTGAATGAAAATTGAAATCAAAAACGGTAAAATAGCTGAATCCCTGTCTGATTTAAAAGATGGGGATTACACTATTGAAAAACTCAAGAAAAAGAGAACTAATGGTCAAAACCGCCATTTTCATGGCCCTGTTTTAGGTCAATTATCTGAGGCTATGACTAGGCTTTCAGGTAAGAAAGTAAGTAGGGAGATGGCCAAAGAGATCGTTAAATTCAAGTTTCTACAGTTTTTTGATGACAAAATTGGAACATTTATAATACCTACTTCAAAACTAACTACTGTGCAATGGATTAAGTTTTTAGAAGATATTCAGAGGTATGGGTCTTTAGTGTTGGGTATCGATATAGAATCCCCTAATGAAGTGGATTATAGTCAGATAGAAAAGAATTAATGTTTAAGTAAGGGGATAAATTCAATGAATAACTTTCGAGAAGCTTTCTGTTTAAGTTGCCAGGCTCCGATCTATTGGGCCGAATCAACCAAGGGCGGTAAAATAGCGGTAGACCGTGTTAAAACGTCTATCGTTCTGACTATTGGAGACAAAGTAACCGGCCATAGGCCACATTATGCGACTTGTAAGAACGCTGATGAACATCAAAGGAGGCCGTAGGTGGATAACAAAAATCTGTTTAATTGTAGATGTACAGATATTCAAATGATTGTTTGTGAAAATAAACAAAGCGATAGAAGTGAACCAGGTGGCCTCCACATGAACGATGACGGGACCGCCACGCTTTACCCTGTTGGGATTGCTAAGTATAAAAAAATATTGCTAACATTGAATAGAAATAAACTAGCACTAGATATTTTACAAGGTTTAAAGTGCAAGGAAGGTGGTCAGACGGTTTTGGAATCATCTTATTTAAACCTTTTAATCAAAACTTTGGAGGGGTAAATTGAAACAAGATAACTCAATCCTACCAGAATTTGGCGAGCAAGAGTCAATGTTCATGGACAACCCGAAGCCACATTTCAACGGGCCCGACTACATACCCAAGATTGACCATAGCCGATTAGAAAACCAACATGAGAAAATTAAACAGCTTATGCTTGACGGAATTTGGCGAACTTGCTCAGAGATTAGCGATGAGCTAGGTTATCCAGAAACGTCAATCTCAGCGCAGCTTAGGCACCTAAGAAAAGACCGTTTCGGTGGCTTCACAGTAAACAGGCGGCGCAGAACTATAGGCGGTCTTAATGAGTATCAAGTTTTAGAATGAAATCTGAATTTTTCCTCTTAATATTTTGTTTTCTGTTGGCTTACAACATTTACGATTTTATCAATCCGAATGTGAAAGTTATTATAAGGTCAAAGTACCCGACGGATTGTGAAGAGGAATTGAGAAAAACAGTAATCTATATAAATGAATATTTTCCAAAGAGGTGAAAGAATGATTAAAAATTACGAACTAAAGGCAGTTACAAGAGCGAGAACTGAGGAACGCGAAAAGTATTCTGCTCTACATAAGAAAATTATCGAGAAAATTGATACCGCGATTGTGATTGCTGACGGGAAACAGGCGTTTATTAATTAAGTACCTACCCATTTGAAAATCATTTTGTATATTAAACTTCAACTGCTATGAAATCAGAATTTAAAATTTAAGAATCTTCGTCTGGCCGACCTCGCGAGTTTTTACGTAGCAGTTTGCTTGCAACTGGTCGGGCGAAGTATTTAACTACCCTATGGGTAATAGTTTTTTATATTAAAAAGTAAGATTGGTAATCTGTTAAATTTTTGAGGTCAGCTTCTAGCTGCGAAAGTCTGCGTGTCTATGCCAATCTTCGCGCGAGCCTCATTTTAAGATTGGTGGTACAAAATGACGTTTATTATAAAAAATTGGGATGAAAACTTCGAGATTGCAGAATCTAGAAGGTATAAAAAAAACAAGTGGATACCGTTACCAAACAAAATGGACGGGCTTTCTTATCTAAAATTATCCAAACATAAAAACAAGAATGAAATATTTTCTTGTTGGATTTTGTTGATACAATTAGCGTCAAAAATGCCTAAGAGAGGGGTGTTAGAAAATGAAACTGGGCCTCTCGATTTTGATGATTTTGAAATTATGACGGGATTTTCTCAAAACTCATTTAAGCGGGCGATAGATTTTCTAAAAGGGCCTAAAATCGCTTGGATAGAGGAAACTGGGCAAACTCAGAGCGATCCCAGAGTAGGCTCTGGGCTTGCTACGACTACAGTACATAACACTACAGTACATAACACTACAGTACATAACACTACAGAACAAGACAATACAATACAAACAGGAATTGTAAAATACTTAAATCAAATTGTTGGATCAAATTACAAACCGAATATTGGTAAAACCAAATTATTGATAAATACAAGACTCAAAGAGGGGTTTACTTTTGATAACTTCAAAACGGTGATCTTCAAAAAGTCGGCAGAATGGAAAGGAACCGATCAAGAAAAATATTTAAGGCCAGAAACTTTATTTGGCTCAAAGTTTGAGGGGTACTTAAACCAAACAGGTACTTTCAATAAACCTAGTGTACCTGCACACATGCAAGAGCAAGAGGAAATGATTCAATGGGCGCTAGAACAACAAAGGGACGTTTAAAAATGAATGATTGGAACGCAGAAAGAACGGATATATTTAAAAGTCAGCTAATGAATTTATTTGTCAGTTTTAACAGATCAGCCACTAATGGGTTAATTGATATGAAAGTCAAACTACTTGAGGAAACTTTAAAAACACTAAGAACAGACAAAATTAAGCCGTTTTTCAGGTATATCATGGAAAATGAAAAAACAATCCCTAGTGATGGTAGGCTTAAAGAAATCTTAAGGGATAAATACAAAGAGTATTCGACTAATCAATCTGAAGCAAAGCAAATAGAATATACCGGAGGCGTTGCTCCGGCTGATTGGGTCGCTCGCTACATGAAACAACTGGTTCACGTGGTTGATGGAAATTTAACCCCACAACAAGCGTACCAGAACGCTGAAGCCGGTTAAATGAGCTTAGGGTGCTTGTGTGTATTAAAAAACCAAAATGTCTTATTCGAGCCTATACGCGCTTAATAATATTTATAACTAGGTACTGACAATAAAAGTATATTTTGGCAATATAAATTTTAAATAACTGAGGATAAAATGGGAAAGAAAAGCAAGAAATCTGAAGAGACAAAAGTCGAAGAAATTATCGAACCAGTGGCCGAAGTAGTTGAAACTGAAGAAACTGTCACCGAAGAAGCGCCAGAACCGGTAGTTGAAACTGTAGAATCAGAAACGGCAAGCACTAAAACCCTTAAATCTGAATCAAGCGAACTTGCAATGGCAAGAGCCCGAGCACTAGACGGTTTAGGCCGAAAAGATCGTGCTAAAATTTCTGAAATTAACTCGAAATATCATGTTGATTCTGATAAATTGGTTGCAAAATACCAGAAAATCGAAGCAGAAAAAAAGGCGAAAGCAGACGCTAAAGCACCTAAAAGAAACAAATAAATCACTAGGGCGGTTTACATCGCCCTTTTTAAAGGGAGTGAAAAAGTGATAAATTGCGGTGATATACTAAGGGACCAAACCGGCGAAGTAATGGAAAAAGGCGAGGGCGTTTGTTTTCTCGTAATGGGTTTGTCAAATGCAAGTGAAAACGAAATAAAACCCAAAGAGGGTAAATTCCAGGTCATGGAAATAGGCGACGAAGGGTTTCCAATGGGCCCGATCTCGTTTAAACATTCTGATGATCTTGGCAAAATGAAATTAAAGGGGAATCTATCAAAAATGGTATTCCTCCTATAGAGCCTTTTGAGAGTGTGACAAAAGACAAGCTTTTACTCAAAAGATTAAAGAAAATATTAAGTAATCCTTTGATAGATAACGGTTTAACTAGGGCTGCCATTTTCCATTCAGCCACATCAGAACCAGAAAAACAAAAACCATACCTGGATTTAAGGGTAAAAATAAAAGAGGTACTAAGTGAGCTTTAAAACTGCAATGTATGATGTGAGGCGCTCTGAGGGTGGCTACGCTAATGATCCTGATGACGAAGGAAAGGAAACTTATATTGGAATCGCGAGAAAATTCTGGCCTAAGTGGGAAGGGTGGGCGATAATTGACCGAATCAAGAAAAATGCGGGCCGTAAAATAAAAAATAATGAAAAGTTCAATGACTTCAAATTAAACAAAATGGTTGACGCTTTTTATTACAAATATTTCTGGGTCCCTCTAAAATGCCATAAAATCAAAGATCCATTGTTTGCCGAGCACCTTTTTGATTGCGGTATTAATCTAGGGAAAAGATCGGCTGTTAGGTTCTTTCAAGAAACCATAAACAAGTATTTCAAAAACTGTTTGGTTGTGGATGGTTTAATTGGACCCGCCACAATAAGCAAATTAAACGGTGCCAGTTCTCAGTTTGCAAATGTCATTGTTCAAGAGCGCATAAATCTATACTTTAGTAAGTGTTATGCAAAGCCGGTTAAGTTCAAGTGGCTCAGAGGATGGACCCTAAGATCACTAAAATACACAAGAAAGCCCTAGAAAAGCGACTAGATACCGTTTTTTCCCAGTACATTAGGCTATTCAATGCCGATGAATGGGGTTTTACTAAGTGCTGCACTTGCAATAGAATTGATTCTTGGGACCGTATGCAAAACGGGCATTTTGTAAACCGTTGGAATATTTCCACTAGATGGATGGAAAAAAACTGTCATCCTCAATGCGAAAACTGTAATTGTAGGCTAGGGGGCAATCTAGAACAATACGAGGCTTTTTTAACTAAAACCTATGATATTGGTACCCCAGAATTATTAAGGCAATTATCTAAACAATTTGTAAGGACTACCGTTGAAGAGTTAGAGATCCACTTAAAATTCTACTCAAACAGGGTTGAATCCATGAAGCGAGATAAGTCAATCAGCTAATTTTTGTAATTTTCGATAAATCGTTCTGACTGATAACCCTAGTTTGTGGGCAAGCCAGGTTGCTTTTTCTTTCCTGTGCTTTTTCAAAAAACTATCATCCAATTGAGAATAATATTTTTTTGGAATGTGGAAAGTCATACCTGGGCACTTGACTAATAAAGCTTTTACCGCATTTATACCGATAACGTCCGAAACTTCTTTCAAACCTTTGTTTGGTATATCGTCCCTATTCCATTTTTTTACGAATGACTTCATGTTCCCCTTACCATGTGTTTGCTTAAAATGAAATTAGACTTTCTAAGTTCTGCCTCTGAAAGTATTAAATATTCACGTTTTGGAAGATTATTTCTTCTATTGCCTAATTGGTGAGCCCTTGCGTATTCAAGATTTGATCCGATGAAAACAGCATTTCCTTTAATTTGAGATGTGACTGAATTAGCCAAAGCACCTGATCTTTGTAAAATTTTACCAGTATGACCCTTTCTGGCTCTTTGTTTTTTTGTAGACGGCTTTAAGGATTTCCAACCTGGGCCTTGCCTGTCAAAAGCGTTTTCACTCGCATCTTCTAGCATCGCCCCAATTTTAAATAAAGCCGGTTTTATATTTTGTGTATTAAAACCCAATTGTTTGAATAAGGCTTGAACTTCATTTGATTTTATTGTGAAATTTATCATTTCAAAGTACTCGGCTCTAAATCTTGACCGGCTTCCCAGATATCAGTATCGAAATCTTCTTTTTCAGGCTTAAAAAATTGAGTAGCAGGGTTTGACCCGAATCCTGGGTCCGGTTTTAACGCTCTGTTGTTTATCTTAATTCCCCGGCTTTTAGCTTGTGCTCTTGTGAGTGCGCGAGTTCGACCAGTACAATTAAACCCATTTGGAGGGTACCAAGAATTAGGCGCTTTCCAAAAACTTGAAGTAATTGGCTGTATTGAACCAGATTGTTTCTTGTGAGATGATCTGGATTTCTCCACAATACCGTCAATTAGCATTAAGAAGGGTCTGTCGGACGCGTTATCGACCTGGCGCTCGAATCTACCGGCATTTAACGCCGATTGAATATTAGTTCTGTATATGGTCTTTAAACGGTACGGGGTCGTAAGTACTTGGACCTCTTCACCTCCGATTATAGCCGTCCTTTCGCCCGTCCAACCCTTTTTGGCCAAAGTATTTTTAATATCCTTCTGAAAAGTTTCAAAAGTTTGCCCATCTTTCAAGGCTTTTGACAAAGCGTCTCGAACATCTTGAACCACGCTCATTTGAACGTCTTGGGTAATTGCAAAGACCTTTTCCTCTACCGCTTTTCTAGTTTCTTCGGCAGTCTTTGATATCTTGATCCCTTGCTTATCAAAAATTTTAATAGCCTCCTCTGGGCTAACTTTTGAAGCGTCGACGATTATTTTACCTGGGATTGCCAATTAATCCTCTGTGTTGCGGGTTAGGCTTTGGGTAGAAAAAAGAGCCCTGCCTAATAACTTTTCTAATCGTTTTGGCCTAATTTCAGGAAACAGGCTTATTAAAGCGCCTTGAGCCTCTTCAAATGAACTAGCTTTCTCAATCATTTTTATTATTGGCTCTAAAAACTCTGAATCCTTTTGAAGCTCTTTATTAGTCAAGCCATTAATAAAATTATCCACAGCTTTCTGATCTTCAAATTCAGAAGCCTCTCGAAACTCTGGCTCATCTTGTAACTCAGTTACAACAGGCTCAACCATTGTGAAGTGATTATCGGCCAAATTATAAATTTCTTTAAAATATTCGGCATCAAACTTAACACCTAATTCACTTAATATTTTATCCCTTTCGGCTAGATCCTTTTTAATATCCTTTTCATGCTCATATTTAAACGTAGGAGCCACAACATTTGGACCAAAATTTATATCTACAATCCACCGGATAAGCACATTAAAGCAAGTTTCGGCCATTATTTCATCGGCTTCGGCGATATCAAGCCTTACGTTATCATGCACCTGGCCTAGCGCCCTAGATCCTTTCTCACCTGACTCTGTTGTAAGGGTTTGGCCTAGAATTGCCTTTGAAATTTCTTGATTCGCGGCGTTCATTAAATCTTTGTAGATATCAGCGCTTGATTTGCTTCCAGACGAAATAAACTCGACGCTAGTGTCATCAGGAATTACGGCTGAAGATCCGTTAACCAATTCTTGCAGCCTTTCTAAGAGTTCGTCGTATTCAGCTTCGCCCGCATTTCTAGGTACTTTACCAATAGAGTAGGGCGAACCGTTCTTTTCGGCGAACTCGATCCAATATTTAAAAGCAGCTTTCTTGAAGTTAATCGACCAATAAATTTTACTTAGAAGAGCCTCTCCATAAGGATTCTCATACTTTGGGTTATTCCTAGCCACGATTAAACTCATATCTTCGACAGGATCACCAGGCCAGAAATTATCTTTTGATCTGAATCTAAGCTTATTCTCTTTGTCGTATTGAAACCACCAAGCAGGGCGACCAGTGAACTCTTTGCAAAATATCTTGTTCTCACCTTCGACACCTTCAGGGCTACCCCAAATAGGCTCCATTGCCTGCATGCCGAAAAAAGGAGCGTCTAAAATTTCTTCAGTGGCCCTATGAATATCAAGGTTTTCAAAATTTTTCTCAATGAATTTACGTACTCTAGACGGTGATTTACCGCCCTCGATATACCACTTTTTAGATAAAGTAACCGATTTCCTTGAAGCTATAACAGCGGTCAAATGTGGGTCCCAAAAGATATTTCTAAAATTCTGCCAAGTAGCCAAACTGTTTTGAGTGTTTAATACTGGATCGGGATTGGGCAATACGTCAGCCGTGGCAAAAGCATCTATTGAGTTACCCCTACTGTATTTCGAGTCGCTTACTTTAAAATCTTTATCTCGGATTCTTGGATTTGTCATAATAACCTATTAGTAATTTCTAGTGACTTTAGACTTCCCACCGCCAACCATTCTAGTTACCGGGACACTGGGGTTATCTCTGATATAATTTATGTACTGTGAGAAAGCATCCATAATATCTTTAATCTGGCAATTTGGAAAAAGTATCAATTGATTTATTAATTTATGAGTCCATTTTGCATTGCTCCGAATATAAACATTTCCGGCCTTGACAGTACTAGAACTTGCATGAGCCCTTTGAACCTTATCTCCATCCGGTAAAATTGGTATGAAGTTGATTTTATTATCTCGGGTCAATTCTTGTATAATCGGGGTGCCCGTGGCCTTATCTTCAATTAAAACTAAATTAGGGCTGTGAGCAGTTTCATAAGCTAATATTGAAGCCTTAAGCTCTGGATACTCCATCTTTTCAAAAATCGCATCCTCTAGATAATACCCATCCCTATACTCATAAAACGTCAATCCGCAATTATAAGCAGAAGTTTTGGTCTTTTTAAATGCAGTATCCCAACTCTGAATCTTTGAAATAGGCCTTTCTTTCGGCAATTCCTCATACCACTTAAACCACTCCCTTTTCAAAATATTACCGCCAGGGGCCTGTGGCGACTGCCTAACCTGGCCTGTAAAATCAGATTCTCCGAGATCGGTTTCCATTATCTTTAAAGCGTTTCGATTCAACCTATTCGGATCTAAAAGACCGTCTTTATACATGAATTTCAATAAATGAGGCTTAATATTGCCCAAAGTATCATCACCGGGCAAGCAAATGTGTTTTATCCTCTTGCCTGATTCTTCGGCCTTAAACAATAAAAACCCAGTGGGGTCCAGTTCGTGTAATCGCTGCATTATCAAAACCGTGGGCGTATTCTCTTTGTCAACTTTTCGAGTAGATAAGGTCCTAGATATATAATCATTCGCCTTTTCCCTCTCAACGTCCGAAGCGGTCTTTTTTGGGTCGATTAGATCATCTATCGTAATTATATGACCATGCTTACCCATGATATTGCCACCAACCGAAG